ATTCGGCTGGTATCGTAAAAGCATACGAAGCCGTGACTCAATATTGTGGATGGGTGCCTATTGAAGCAGGTAAGACTATGGGATTATTTCCGTATGGCGAACCGAATGATAAGATACCATCCATTTATACTGACGGAAATGGTGGCGAGTGGAAAACTACAGACAGAAATGTTATTATTCCAACATATCCTAACGGGTCATTAGTCAATCAATTTCGCTATAAAGAGTTAAGCACAACGGAAGAAGAGGCTAAAGGAGATGTAACTAAACTCCAAAATCGCAGAGATATGGCATATCTTGTCCAGACTGAATCACAGCAAATGGTTCTTGATTTGATTCGCAAAGCAGTTAAGATGTCTGGCAATAAGAATGTCGTTCTTTCTGGTGGTTATGCTCTTAATTGTGTCGCTAACTATTGGTATCTTGAACAACTAAAAGGCGAAGGCATAAATCTATTTGTTGAGCCCGTTTCAAATGATGCAGGTACCGCTATGGGGGCCGCACTGCTTTGTCACTATTCATTAACTAAAGACACAAAGGTACGTGAATATGGCGAATCGTTATTTCACGGTCCTAGACAGAACAAAACAACAGAAGAGATTACTAAAATCTCAAAGAAATATAAGGCGACTGGTGTATTTGATGCACAGTACCCAGAAGATGCAGTTAACTTAATTTTGAAGGGAAACATTGTTACATTATTTCAAGGTAACAGTGAGAATGGCCCAAGGGCTTTGGGCAATCGTTCTATCCTATATGACCCACGAACGGTAGAAGGAAAAGATTTTGTGAATAGCGTCAAGCACAGAGAATATTTCCGGCCGTTCGCTGGGTCAATTCTTCACGAACACGCTGCCGAATGGTTCGATATGAGGGGAATGGAAGAATCTCCACATATGATGTATGCTATGTATTGTTCAAGTGATAAATATGCAGAACAAATTCCTGCTATTATTCACATAGACAAAACTTGTCGAATTCAAACAGTCAAAGAACATCAGAATCCAATATTCTATGAAATGATACAAAAATTCTATGAACAAACTGGAGTGCCAGTTCTCTTCAATACATCTTTTAATCTAGGTGGGGAACCACTAGTAGAAACAATTGATGATGCTGTTCGGACACTATCAGAAAGTGCGATTGAGTATCTATATCTTCCAGATAACAATCTAATTATTGAAGTTAAAAACAAGGAGAAAAAGTGATGGGACAAGTGATGCAATTCCTAACAGAGGAAACTAAAAAAGAAGAAGATGACCAGCCTTCAATGGACCGAGAAGTCGGTCTTGGCTTCGGACACGCAGGTGCTGGAGTGACACCAACAGATATGAAGGCATTAGCAGAAAGAGATGCTTTAGATGCCTCACGACAGGCAGTGCTTGAAGATTTAGAAGAAAAACGAAAAGAGGATGAAACAGAGGCGACTGGAGAACAGAAGAAATCAGACCAAGCGACGGCGAAGCCCCCGGCAAAGGTGATTCCAAAAATAACTATTGTTACTGGTGGAGCAGGGTTTATAGGCAGCCACTTGATAGAAAAATTGAATAATCGAGGGACCGAAACGATTCTTCTTGTTGATGACTTGTCGCATCCAGACAAACTTCAGAATATTAAAGACCTAAAATTCCAAGACTACGCTGACATATCTAAATTTCCAGACCTGTTTATGTTTATGGCAGAGAAAGAGATGGTCGATTGCGTTTATCATATGGGTGCTGATAGCGATGTCTCTTCTACTGACGGCAAACATATGATGGACAATAACTATCAATATACTTGTAACATTATGGATATATGTCATATGGGCAGAATTCCTCTTGTTTATGCCTCGTCTTCCGCAGTATATGGAAATCAAACTAAAGAATGGGGTAACTTTGATGATAAATCAGATGATTATGTTCCAGAGAGTTACTACGCATTAGCGAAACTTCAAGCCGATAGATATAGCAGAAAATTTATGTCTCAAGGACCAGATAAGAGTAAAATTATTGGTCTACGATATTTTAATGTTATCTCTGACGGTAAACGAGAACAACATAAAGGAGATATGAAGTCTGCTACAGCCTGGATGAAGGAGCAGTATGACGAGACAGGAATGATTCGTTTATTCAAGCATTCAGACGATATATATCGAGACTTTGTTCCTATTGAGGGCGTAGTTGGTATGACAGTCAATGCTATGACTTCTGGAAGAAGTGGAATATATAATATTGGTACTGGAGAATCACGGTCTTTCCTTGAACTGGCTCTAGAAATTGTTGATGGCGATGAAGAAAAGATAACTTATTTTAAGATGCCATACGATATGCAAGACAGGTATCAAATGTTTACACAAGCAAATATGGATAACGCTTGTTTCGGCATTATGTCGAGGCCTTAAAATGGAAGGCAAAAGTCTGGCAACCAAATCAAAGTGGCTAAAACCTGAGAAGTTTTTTCCTGTTGTCGTTGATGATTTTTTTGATACTCCCGAAGTGCTTATGGAGTACGGAAAATCTTTGCCAAAAGAAAAGGTAGGTAATCAGCCAGGCAAGAGGACAAAACAGTTATGGGAACTAGATATAGAGTTGCATAATACAATATTAAAGAAAATTTTAAGTTGTTATTATGATTTGGACTATACAAATCTTTCTTGGAAACTCAGTAATATGTCCTTTCACGAAATCCCACGATTTCACGAAGCGAAAAGCAATGTAAAAAACAAAGGTTGGATACATCAAGATAACGTAGTACATAGTGCAGGGTCAGGACCCGATGATGAAGTTGCAGGATTGATATATCTCACACCAGATATTGATTTAGATTCCGGTACATCCTTATGGTCTTTGAAACCTAATTTTCAATATAACTTTGCAACTCAAAGCCTGATGGGAAGAACAGAAGAGCAAGAAAGAGGAGATGGGTGGGCAGCCCATAGAGAAAATTTTAACGAAAAACTTAGATTTCAGAATATTTTTAATCGATTAATAATGTATGATGCTTGTGAATTTCACGCCGCAAATAGTTATTGGAATGGTGATGGTAAAGATGCTAGATTAACGTTGGCATTTTTTATAGGGGGAATAGAAGGAACTGAATTCCCGCTGAAAAGAACGAAAAATTATGGAATTGAAAAACTATGTGGATAGCAGGAATTGCTCTGGGTCATAACGCCGGTGTTTGTTTACTAGAAAACGGCCAAGTTGCCTTTTCTGTTGAAGAAGAAAGACTTTCAAGGTCTAAGCACGATGGCGGCCCTATACTTAGTATGATGAAAATCTTAGACTATACAGATAAAATTGATTATCTGGTAGTGGCTGGAATAAATGGTTGGGAAGGCGACCCTTTGACCAGTGTTCTTGATTACACTAGAGAGCCATTATATCAAGGAATTGCAAGACGATTAGGATTAATTGAATGGTCAAAAGATGTTGAGTTAGATGAGAAATCTCCACAGGTCATCAATATGTTTGATAATCATCATATGCTCCACACAGCGATTGCCTTTTACAATTCTGGATTTGAAACAGCAATAAGTGTCATTGTAGATAGTTGTGGGGCGGCAAGATTGATGAACCAAGGAAATCAGGATATCAAACCATCAAACTATTTTGAAACAGAATCTATTTTCGACTGTTCCTATACAAAAGGAATTACTACTCTATATAAAAGAATGTTGTGTGACAGAGGAAAAAGTTATATAATAAAGGAATGTGTCGATGAACAATTGGATGAAAAATTTGAATTAGTTGCAGACGAAGGTGCTGGAATTGGAAAAGTTTGGGATGCAGTCACAGATTATTGTGGATTTCATATAAACGATGCGGGCAAGACAATGGGATTATCTGCATTTGGTTCTATAAACGATGAATTGCCTGACTTATTTCACGGCGATACAGCCAATAAAGATTTGATTAAAGCATATTATCCACTACGTACAGAACTTAATTTAAATAAATATGAGTTTTTAGATGATACGGATTGGGAGAAAGATTTAACTGAGTCCAATTTTAGAAGAGATATGGCATTCAAATGCCAGAAGGAAACTGAAGAACAAGTTTTAAATTTAATCATCAAAGCATCCGAAATGGGTGACAATAAGAATGTTGTATTGAGTGGAGGGTATGCACTTAATTGTGTTTCTAATTATAATTACTTGAATATGTTAAATGTACTCGGCATCAATTTGTATGTAGAGCCAAACTCTAATGATGCAGGAACCGCGACAGGTGCCGCTCTACTATATCATTATCGGTTGATTGAGCAAGAGAAAGATGCTGACCGTTCCTACGTGTATGTCCCTAGAAAAAGGAATGATAATTTATTTTTAGGGCCAGAATATAACTATAGTATCGAGGATATTCGCAGAAAAACTAAGAAATATGATGTAGAGATTATTGAGTATTCATATAACGATATAGCGGAGTTAATTAAAGATGGAAATATTGTTTCTATATTTCAAGGAAGAAGCGAAAATGGACCAAGAGCATTAGGTAATAGAAGCATATTATTCAACCCAACGATAGGGAATGGCAAAGACATAGTAAACAGAGTAAAGGGCAGAGAATATTTCAGACCTTTTGCCGCCACAGTGTTAAAAGAATATGCTCACGAATGGTTCGATATGAGGGGAATGGAAGAATCTCCCAATATGATGTATGCGGTTGACGTTAAGGATGACAGGAAACATATGATACCGTCAGTCCTACACGTAGATAATACTTGTAGAATTCAAACCGTGACCGAAACTCAAAACAAGCATTTCTATAAACTCATTGAAGAGTTTCATAAAATTACAGATATACCAATATTATTTAATACTTCATTTAATTTAGCGGGTGACCCCTTAGTAGAAACTATTGATGATGCAATGAAAGTTTTAAAGGCCTCTGAAATGGAATATTGTTATATGCCAGAATTAGGTATTTTAATTTACGACAGGTAATCTGCGGTTAAGAGCAGATTAACCGTGATAAGAGTACCTTAAGAGCAGTTTACTCACCTCGGGCCTTGCGTTCTCCGTATTCGTTTTGAGAATTGCCTGGGAAGATGCGATAATTATCTTCAGGAGTATCTTTGCTTGATGCTTCAATAATTACTGTATTATCTTCCGTACAAGTTACCTGATGTGGAGTCATAGGCTCGATATGAAAGGTTCCACCTTGTGTTACGTATACCTTGCTTTTACTAGCATCACTCAAATCTATCAAATCAACCATAACTGCACCTCTGAGACATAACCAAGTCTCGGTCTTATCTTTATGAAAGTGCATTGAAGATTTGCATCCTGCTGTTTTAAAATGAAGTTCTTTCATACAATATTGGTCATTACTCTCAATGATTAATTCGTGTCCCCATCCCTTTTCAATTTTTTTGTTGCGTATTACCAAAATGGTACCTCCCGTACTTTGTCTATAATGTTTGTTGTACTCTTGCCCTCAACCATAGGGATTATTTTAACCTCATCCACTAATTCATGGCCAACAACCGTGTCAATTGTATAGTCGCCTCCTTTCACTATTATCTCGGGTCGTAGGTTTTTAATCAAATCATATGGTGTATCGTCATCAAAAATAACTACACTATCGACTCCTGCGATTGACTCTAATACTTTCTTTCTCTCCATCATATCATTTATTGGTGTACGTTTTATTCTTTTCATTGAATCATCACTATTTATTCCAACAACCAATTTGTCACCAAGTGTCGCGGCGTGATTAAGTAAAGCAATATGACCAGAGTGTATAATATCGAAGCATCCGTTTGTAAAAACTACGACCTCTATCACAGCATTCTTATCTGGAATTGCCGTGCCTAATTTGGTCACAACATCGCCAGCGGCCCTATTTGCATAGTCCATTGCTTTTCTAATGCCTGCTGGTAGAAATAAGGTGAAGGCCGCGATGACGGTATCGCCAGCGCCAGAAACATCTCTAACTTCTCGTCTCTCGGTTTGCCTAAGGATGGATGCTCCATCTCTACCAATCCAGTGCATTCCATTTGCACCAAGAGTTACTAAAATTCCTCCCAGTAAATTCAATTCTTCTGTAAGGCCTAAGGCTTTCAGGTAAGAAAATTCGCCGTATGCTTCTTCAAATTCTCGTATATTTGGTGTGAGTGCATAAACGCCAGTATATTTTTCCCAGTCTGTTCCCTTCGGGTCGACAATAATAAAACAGTTATTTTTAGTAATAAGGTCGGTCATCAGCGACTTAGTTATAGTGCCTTTGCCGTAATCGGACACTATAATGGCGTCTGGTGTCTCACCTAACGCCGGAGGAGCGTCTTTTATATACCCTGCATCAATCCTACATAGTTGTTGGTCATTCGCTAGGATACGAGTCTTGGTGATAGTCTTTGAATCCCGCCCACGCCTGAGGTCATTTCTAAGTTTGTGTTCTGCTAAGAGAGAAGTTATCTGGGCGCCCTGGTAATCGTCTCCCACAGTTGCATAAAGATGACCATACTCTGTAAAGACTTTCAACGTCCGGCAGACATTGGCCGCTCCACCTAGACGATTTTCTACTTTCACATCATCCACCACTGGGACTGGGCATTCTGGTGACAAGCGGGTGGATGTCCCTGACTTATATACGTCTAACATCACATCCCCAATCACAGCAATTCGCTTATTCATAATATTCTCTCCAAATCATCTTATTATATAAATACTTACTGAGTAAAGTATACACTTATATATATGTAAGGGAAAATATGGACGACCAAACGACAAAAGCAATAGAGGGATTGAGGTCTGGCATTGACGATATGAAGGAGAGGATTACACGACTCGAAGAGCAAATGAAAACCATCTACAATTCGGTGGATAGAGTCGAAAAGAAGTTGGATAAATTAATCGAACAAGCCGGTGACCACGATGTTGACGTTGCTACAAATAAAATCAGGATAGGCGCAGGAGAGAGGCTCTTCTGGGTACTGGTGTCTGCGGGCATTGGGCTTGTTATTTACTGGTTAAAGAGTGGATAATAGGTTATGGCTATTGAATTATTATTTGAATTTGAAAAGTACCTCTCGATAATTGTGTCCGCCGGGGCCATAGGAGCCTTCTTCTTTACGCTGAAGCATATGAAATACTATTCTTGTTGGGCACGCTCTTCTATTTTGTTTGGCTCGATAATCAGCATATATCACCTATTTAATTGTTTCCTTTGTGGACCCGATGCCGCCCTTATTATAACAGATGTAAAAACACATATGATAACGGCTGGGATACATATTGGTTATCAACTTGCCGTGGGAATGTTTGTCTATACAATACTAAGATTTAAGTGGTCCATAACAAAACAGTATAATGCTATAATGGCAGTGAAGTGTAGAGAGTATAATGGGAAACATAAATAGCAATGATGACGAGGAAATATAATGGCTAAACTACAATCAGTAGACAATTTAAGAGATTATGCGTATCGTAAACTGGGTGCTCCTAAAATAGAGATTCAGGTTGACGATACACAGGCATATGACAGGATAGATGATGCCCTTCAACTATTCATTGAACGACATTTTGATGGGTCAGAGGAGAAATTTATTGCTTATGAATTCACTGCCCTCGACCAAGAAAATCAATACATAACCCTCGATGATGAGATTGTCGCAGTAACTAGGATATATGAGCCTGGGAAGTATTCTTCTGAGGCCATGGCTGATGTCCGTTACAAAATTATGTTTGATGAGATGTTTGATATGACCAAGGTTAATATGACATATTATGAAATAACAATGGAACACCTTGAGATGGTTCAAAGTTATTTCAATCTAGATAGAACATTCACCTTTAACAAATCAACTAATCGACTCTATTCGCATTCAGGTAAGATAATTGGACCAAGTTGTTCTGATGAAGTCTCACTAACAGAAGAGGACTGTGATACAGCCAACGAAACTTGGACAGCAGGCAACTCTATGCTCCTTAGGGCGTGGAAAGCAGTTGTACCTGATGAGGATGGTGGTTATGCTCTTGATGTATTTAATGATGAGTGGGTTAAAAAATATTCAACCGCACTAATTAAACAACAGTGGGGTGCGAATTTAAAACAGTTTGACGGAATGCCATTACCTGGAGGTATTACTATTAATGGACAGCAAGTTTGGGATGAAGCGAAAGAAGAGATAGAAAAACTCGAAGAAGAATTTTCACTTAATTACGAACTTCCAGTCAACTTTATAGTAGGATAAATACTATGGGAATGTTCGACAGTATGTCCAAATCACCAATGGTTAAGGATATCGTTGAAGAGGTTGTTGCTATGATTGGATTCCAAGCAAAATATCTTCCGCGAAAATATGGAACAGCCCTCGACCCAATATTCGGTGAGGACCCCTCATCGTTCTTTGATACTATATGGACGTTTAATATCCTTATTGATGAATATCAAGAATATGGAGATATTGGAGATTTCTATTCCAAGTTCGGAGTACAAGTTACTGATGAAATGAAGGTGTCTTTCACGAAGAAAGACTTTGCAGAGCAAACTGTAGCCACAGATGATGATAAACCGATTGCTGGTGATTTGTTATATTTCAATGATGCAGAAGCATTATTTGAAGTGACCTTTGTTGGCCATAATTCATCCTTCTATCCAGAACCAGAAGGCTCACAACACATATGGACATTAACCCTCAAGCCTTGGGAATATGGTAGTGAAGCAATTACTGTTGTTGACGAAGAAATTAGTGCTATTACTGATGACCTGGACGCTACTATAGATAAGGCCCTAACCACTCCAGATTGGGATGCCTTGGATGACGATATTTTTGATTTAAGTGAAATGAATCCGTTTGGGAGTACACAATAATGTTCGGCACAACATTTTATCACGGAACCACAAAGAAACTGATTATCGCCTTTGGATCGGTGTTCAATAATATACACGTTCAACGGACGGAGTCTGATGGTACTCTTATTAAAGATATTCAAATACCACTGGCATACGAATCCCGAAAGAAGTATCTAGCACGATTAATCCAAGATAGTAAAAAGAATAAAGAAGTCCCTCGGATGGGATTTATTATGAGTGGTATGGAAGCAGACTTTAGTCGGGCAGGCAATCAAATGAATGAGTATAAGTTTAATCATACTGATTCAGATAAAGCATATAAATTATACTCGCCCATTCCCTATAACTGGACTTTCTCACTAGACGTTTATGTTGACTATATGGATGATGGACTACAAATTGTAGAACAAATTTTACCATATTTCCAACCAGATTTTAATGTCGTTATTGAAGAGATTCCTGAATTAGATATGAAGAGAGATATTCCGATTGAATTGACTGGTGTCAATTTGACTGATGAATACGAAGGCGTTTTCGGTGACCATAGAGTTGTGAATTGGGCTCTCGATTTTGTTATGAAGGGATGGATATATCCGCCGATAATGGTACAAGGTGTTATCAAGCAAGTTGAGACTAACTATATGGTTGGCTCGTTTGGTGACCAAGGCGGTACCGATGAACGAGTAAATCTCACAGTTGACCCATTTGATTCGCAAGTGGATGACAACTGGACAGTTAAAATAGAAGCAGGACATCCTGATGACCCAGACGATGACGATGACGTAGATACTATGCACGAAGTCCAATGGCCGTTAGGTAATGATTAATGTTGAAAAGGAAATTATATTATGAGAGAAAGACAAGACTCTAAACCAAGAAAAAAGACAATAAGAACAACAAGAAAACCGCGACAAAGGAAAAAGACAGTTAACGAGAGATTAGACGCCGAAATCATGGCCACAGATATTATCGATGAATATGAAAACCCCGATTTTTTGCCTCCAAAGATTGATGCAGATAAACGAATCGTAAGGACACGAAGAGAACGTGGTCTTGCGCCACGACCTGCCGTTGATTCAAATCCAGACCAAGGAGATTTGGCTACAGATTATTCTTATGCCAGAGGCAATCTATACAATCTTATAGAACGAGGAAACGAAGCCCTTGAGGGCATCCTTGAACTAGCAAAAGAGATGGAGCATCCACGAGCATATGAGGTTGCTAGTGGTTTAATAAAAAACGTATCTGATACGACAATGGAATTATTAAAGATGCAGAAGGAATTAAAACTAATGAAGGAGGGTGAAAGTCCTAAGACTAACGTCAATAATCTTTATGTAGGTTCTACTGCTGAATTACAACAAATGCTAAAAGGAAAATCTTCAGATGAGTAAAGACCATATAATTCAAAATTTAGGAATGGTGGCGATAGTAGTAGGAATGATGTATGGAATAACTATAATAATGGATATGGTACGAGATGTTGACGGTCTTATTGCCCAAGTATCCAAACTAGAGGTTGGTATCGATTATTTGAAATCAAAACATAACGAATAGTTGGGACTTATATTATGACAATTACTACCTACTTAGGCAACCCACTTCTCAAACGAGTAAATGTACCTCAAGAATATACGCAGGAAGAGGTTCTGGAATATGTAAAATGTAGGGATAATCCAATCTATTTCATTAGGACCTATATGACTATTGTCAATGTTGACAAGGGTCTTATGAAATTTGACTTATGGCCTTTTCAGGAAAATCTGATTACAGGTCTATATAAACATCGTTTTTCTATAGTCAAGTGTCCGAGACAGTCTGGCAAATCTCAGACAAGTCTGGCATTTATGCTACATTATATATTGTTTAATGACCAGAAGAACGTAGCGATTCTTGCCAACAAAGGCGCAACAGCAAGAGAGTTGTTGGGTCGATTACAAATGGCATACGAAAGACTTCCTATGTTTCTGCAACAAGGAGTTGCCGAATGGAATAAGGGGTCTATACATCTAGAGAATGGCTCCAGAATACTTGCCGCCTCTACATCCTCATCGTCTATTCGTGGCTATGCTTTTAATTTAATTTTTCTTGATGAGTTCGCATTTATTAGTCAAGGGTTAGCCGAAGATTTCTTTTATTCTGTATATCCAACTATATCATCTGGTCAGACATCAAAAGTTATTATTGTATCAACACCAAATGGTATGAATCACTTTTACAAGATGTGGGGCGATGCTATAGACGGCCGCTCAAATTATATTGCGTATGAAATTAATTGGTGGGATGTGCCTGGTAGAGATGAAAAATGGAAGAAGCAAACGATTGAAAATACGAGTGAAGAACAATTTAGGCAAGAGTTTGAGTGCGAGTTTCTTGGGAGTGCTGGTACTCTTATTACTCCAGGCAAACTCGCAGAGTTGTCTATAAGGGACCCAATTAGTCGAAAAGAACAATTAGATGTATATGTAGAGACACAG